TATGTGTTGCCTGATTCGTCATAAACTGTATCTACCGTATTTTCTGCATTTTGCAAATTGGCCGCGGCCTGAGAAAAATAAACACCAGCATCCCTAGAATATACAGAATCTCTCGAACATGAATACATCGTATGTAATGGAAACTTTGAACCTTCATCTGTTCTTGTTACACCGGTCTCATTATTTACAGTTCTTTGAACTGCAAGCCATGCGTAATCATCTGCCTGATCGGATGCAGCATCATCGTGAATATATAAAAATATTCCTCTTTCTGTCATAGTAAGTCTATATGAAAATGGATATGACCCTTGTAAAACTGGTTCTGTTTTAGGAAATCTTTTAAACCAACCAGAACCCTTTTTCTTATTTCTAAATCGAAGAGATCGGTTGTTTATATATTTTTTAAATCCCGTTACAGAACTTGGAGCCGTATCAGAACCCCATGTAGCAGACCCATGCGAAGTAGTAGGTACATACAACGTCAGCAATGGAAATTCTGTAACAGTTTTTGCAACAGATGTTCCAACACCAGAAGATACTGTCCCGCCACCAGTGTATTGTTGAGCAGTACTCCAAAGAGTGCCATCTAATGGAATTGTACAATTTGAGTTCATGTATACTCTAAATTGAGTTAGACTGCCAACAATAAGTTTTATATAATATGTGTTTCCGTTTAATGGGTTTATCGTCGGAGAGATAGAACTAAAATGTACTGGTTGGCCGTCAGTATATCCATGTGCCGCAGAGGTGGTCACAATCACAGGACTCGTATTAGAGACAGCAGAAATCGGGGTGGTAGACGCAGTGTTAGCAATCGCTCCATCGTATTGATTTGCTGCGTATTGATCTAAAAACACAGGAAAATAATACTTTGGTTGTGGATTGTCTTCTGTTATAGTCCCTTGTACATAATATGGACCTGTGTTGGAAGGGTCTGAAAGAACAGTGACATCTTCAAATGTCAAATCTACACACTCTCCTGGCATCCTCAAAATAGATGTATCTACTGTAGAACCATTTTCCAGTGTTATTAATCCATTGGTTTCTGTTTGTGGACTAGAAATATCACCAGATGCCAATAATTGATTTGAACAACCCACATTAACCTTAAACCATCCATACATAGGATTTGGAATACCAATTTGATCCTCCCAACCAGAACTCCCACTAAAACCAGATGCTGGGAGAATAAAATTATCAGGTCTGTATACTGTGTCGGGATAGTAAGAATTTGGTTTGAACGCTTGTTCGTTTATTTGGTTGCCAGCAGAATAATGATAAAGTCCTAAAGAATCCATTCTCATATTTAATTGATATAATTCTTGAGCAAATTCTCTGTCACCCAATCCGGTCCCATGATTAAAATAAAGTCTCGGTCTCAAATCTAACTCAAAACGTATCCTATAATTTTGATCCAATCCCCTAGAAACTGTACCATTATTGGGCAAAATATCATTTGTGGATTGAAATAACATAACATGTTGAGAGGGCGCAGAGGGTGTTGACTGACTATAGTTAGCAGACCCAGAATATGTTCCCGAAAAATCTCCTATTCTGTTGAGTGATATTTCTTCAAAGAATTGTTTTGTTATGGGTACATTAGATGAATCTATTAATTCATTTCCGACATCTGGAGATCCGTTAAACATACCCCAAGTATTTTTCATATCTAACGCTAAGGCCATCATCATTCCACCCGACACGACTTCATTAGAGTCGATAGAAGCGGTTCCATCAATTTTAGTAAATCCAGTTCTGAGTCTACTCATTCCATAATTTGAGAATGTAGCGAGATTTGTTATTTGCCGTTGAGCCATTTGCATCAATTCCTAATATTTTAGTTCATACCTATTTATAACGGTTTTGTCCGTCTAAATAGTTTTGATAATCCCTTAGATACACACACATATGTACCAACAATCATAGATATAGGATATATCACTATATCTGCAAGAGTAGAACCAAATGATCTTTTTCCATATATTTTATGTTTATAATAATCTACAACTCTTCTGGACGACCAATCAGATTTTGAAATAAGAGTATCAGCGATTACTTTGCCCCAGATATCATATCCTTCTTGCCAGATTATAGGTTGTTTTCTGTGCCAGGCCCGAAGTTTTTTAACTTCTGTGAAAGTCATTATACCACGATTCTCAGCCGCAGTACAACAGTGTGATGGCTTGAGGTTAATATCCCACCACTTATCTTTTGGTTTCACCCACGTATGTGCTACAGTTGTTCCAGTACCATTCTGTGCATTACCTCTATAACCACAACTAAAATGAGTAGTATTTGTAGCTCCGCCGGAGTCGGAAAAAATACTTCTAGCAAGAGATTCCCATCCATCTTTAATCCAATAGACTTGTTTACTATCTATACCATCTTCGGAAGTTTCCCAAGATACTGTCTTATATCCAAATAAATCTGGAAAATTACTAGAATTTAAAGCTTTGGGCGCACCAGAGGTTCCACCGCCGATTGTCCAATTACTATTATATTCGATCAATGCCATACCATTGCCGTTCAGATTATTAATTCGATGTGCAAGATGATGAGTTTGTACACCTGAAGATGCTGAGTTGGTTTTATCAATTCGAACTGGGGAAAAAGTATTTGAGCTCAAGTAAAACCCACCCATACCAGTATATGTAATTGCCATATCAGCACTTGCAAAAGAGTTCATTCCACCACTTTCATCGAGTTGCATTTGATTTCTACTTCTTACAAAAGATGCAAGTCTGTTAGAAGATGAAGCGGACCGACCTGTACCATCCAAATTTTGTGGTTTTAATACATATCTTTCTCTTGATGCCATTGTGAATTCTATTACACTTTTACTTTTGCTTAAAGTAAAAGTATCTGGCCCGCCGCCGCGCGATTGTGATACAGCAGTAGATGGCACTTTTGTAAATGTCGCTGTGTTATTATACGATCCTCTATGTGTCAATTCAAACTTAACAGGACATGTTGGAATGAACCAATTATCTACTTCTTCGTAGTCGGTCTTCTCTCTGGGCATATAAACGCCGGTCACCTGTTCTACATCCAAAGATGTATCTGGATTTTCATATAATTTTTCTAAAATAGGACTATTCAAAAATATTTTTTTCGTCAATGCTTTTACTTTTACTGATTTTTTTCCTATGTGACAGAAGGTTGTTTTCATAGGTACATCGCCATTTTTTCCAATTCTTGCACTAAATCTTAATCGGTACATTTTTGGATTGTTTACATCATTCGATCCCATTACGTCAATAGTTCTGGCAGAAGTCATTGCTCCTTGAAATGTTGTCTCTCCGCGAACGGAATAACTTCGTGCATAAGAAGATGATAAAATATTACCGAATTCATCTTCCAGTATCCAGCCAGGATGACTCAATTTGGAATGAGAATGTCCATAAGACCCAATTATTTGCACAACTCCATTTCCACCATAACCAGATTCAGAAATTCGAGTATTGGACATGCCATCATAATCATCAGAAGCAGTTTCGGGATCAAAATCTTGATAATAATTAATAGAACTTTTTCCTCCAGCGCCAACATTGATATTTACAATATCGCCCCCATTTACTTCAAAATCCCCAAAATATCCTGTCACCCCACTCTGTCCTGCTTGGGTTCCTGTATAACCAGTTTCATCCGATCCACGACCCCCATGTTGCCCTGCAGCACCACCAACACCAAATGAGCTATCCGGCACTTGTGTTATGTCTATTTGTCGTTCTCCAGCATATGTATATTCAATTCCTGGCGTGCCGCCAGTGCCGAACAGAGAATCTTCACCAAGGCCGCTTTCGCGATTCGTAGCATGTCCACGAAGTTCTTTAGGACGTCCAATTTTGTGCAAAATGTTGATGGGAAAATTATTTCGTCCAAAAGAAATACTACCATTATCAGGAACCATTGTATCAGATATTATATATTCTGTCGGCGTATCAGCTGATTTGTTTTCATATGAAGTTGCAAAACCACCAGTTACAATAGGATTTTCTGTTGTTGATAATGTCTGATCATATTCATTACCAGACTTGATAACCCCACCATCTTTAGAAACATCTCCCCCGCCGGCGCCGCCGGACAGATTTATAGATGCAGTTTCTAACCAAACGGTAGAATTTCCACCATCATAACCATTTTCTACAATACCTTTTGTTTTTTTATTTTTCAATTGATCGCCAGACACAATAGTTTTCTGGACACTACCAGAACCACCACCAGAAACTATCATAATCTTGAGTCTTTTGAATTTTTTAGGTACTATCATTTGCCAGTGACCAGAAGTAAAACTAGTTGTAGGCAATCCCAAATTTTTTGCAACAGTAGAAGTATTTTCTAAAATTCTTTCATATCTCAAATCTTCGCCCAGCTCGCTTCCAATATCAAATTTCAATGGAGGGATAGATATTGTTGCTTGTTCATTAAAAACTGGTATTGTCATTGAAGCTTCAGTATCATCGCGGCCTACATATTCATTAGTCGAATCTTTTACTCCATCCCAGTTCTCAACACCCTTTCCATAAAGATGAAATGAGTCTGTACAAAGTTCTGGAATTGGCCAATAATATTCAGATTGCAACCCCGATCCATGAAAATCTGACCATTTTATTTCTCTAGGAATACCAGCAGATCTATATAATGGGATATTTCTATTACTGACAAAATCTTTTACATTTCCATTTGGATGAGCCCTATAATATTCACTTATTGCATGAGATGCAGTGTTTTTTTCTGGACTAAAATTTACAACAATTTCAGATAATGATATTTTTCCTGATTTTGGTATCGACATGTTTTGTACTCTTTTTGTTTATTTATGCAACAGAACCGATATATGCTACAATATCTCCGGTACAAGTAATCCGCCTTGAAGTCCCTGCAGCCCCTTGCACTTTTAAATCGCCATCGTTTATGTCTAGTCCATTATTCATACTATCGCCATCAACCTTATTTCGTCTCACAAAACCGCCATTATTATTATAATCATCTGCAATGGGTTTCAAGAGACCATAAACAATATTTATTGCATCTATGATAGTAGTTCCATTTAAACCATCACTTAAATTTGAGACAGTTCCAACATCTTCTATTTTAGTTCTCTTCTCTATATCAGCACGTAATGCGTCGAGTTTTATTTCAATTTCGCCATCTAGTCTGTCATCCAATGTTCTAATTTCATTATCCAATAACCTAACATTAGTCACAATATTTGCAGAAGTTGCATAATCATTCTCTGCATCAGGAACCATAGTACCCTGCACACTATCAACACCCAAAGATGCAATAATATTTTGTATTTTAATTAAATTTAATTCTACAGCAGTTGTGTTTGCAAGTTGGGCGTCTGTATTAGTTTTAATTCTCTGATCGAGAATTACCATATTCTTTTTGATATTTGCACTGCCATCCGATTCTACTGTCAAATAGTTTACCGTACTATCAGACCAATCAAATTTAGCCGTAGAGTCACTGCCTATAGTGGCTATCAGAGTGTCTAATAAATCTGCCTTAGTCTTGGTGGCTGCATCCAATAAGGACACCGCACCCTGCAAATTGTTAGCAGTACTAAGATAATTACTACCAACCATAATATTAAATGTTCCATTAGAAAGTATACCCAAAGATGTTTGGGTTAAATCCAATTCAGATTGAATTGCAGAATCTGCTGCTTTTCTATCAATAACTTCTTTGTCTATTTGTGAGTCAGTATTTATTTTTTGCCAATCATAATTATTATTGATAGCAGAAACTAAATCTACAGCACTAATGTCTGAATTAAGAAGTGACAAATTGCCAATATTTTGCGTGTTTTGATCTGCATGGGCATCGACTTCGTTGATTGCATTCACAATAGAAACTTTACTATCGGTGTTTAGAAGTCCCAGATCACCAATGTTTTGTCTTCCGGCCTCTGTGTGGAGGATCATAGAATTGGTTTTTTTGCGCCATTCTTCGAATGTATCTGTAGTTAAAACAGATACCAGTGTTGGATATTCTACGGCCATTTTATTTTTTCTCCAATATCTTTATTAAAAGTTCTTTTATTTCTGACATCTCATTTTGCAAATCTCGGATATCTTCTTTTGTTTGTTTTTGTGCATTAATTTTTGTCATATACTGTTTATATGATTTTATATCGGTATTAATAATTGCATTTGTGGAACTATCTCTCACATAATCTTCGTGATCTTGTACTTTTATTTTTTCTTTTTTCATCTTTAACTCGCCAATGCAATTATTCTTAGGTCTTTTACTTTTGGTACAATAGATGAATTTTCAGTTGACATAACAATTTTTACCGAAACAGAAGTAAATTCTGGCAAATTTTGCACATCAAATTCAAACTCTTTGAAATCATCTTCGTTTATAGAGTTGACACTATAGATATCTGGTCTTTCCATTAATACCCAAGGCCGGTCAACGAAAACTTGTTCTTCTGAAGTTTTGATTCTATAGTAAAAATCAATATCACATGGCGACTGTTTATTTACAGACGCAACGGTCTTCAGAGATGTGGATGACTGTTCTAGTGTGACTTCCTTTGTTATATATTTAGTTGCAATGGAACCGTTAGTTGGTTCTGTTTCTGCAATAAATCCAGTATTGACATATCCTCTCTGTCCAACAGTTGCGGTTGAAGGACTGTTCGTTTTATTTGATATAAGAATTGCACTCATTCTTTGTGTATCAACAACAGGAGAAATATTATCAAATTCGCTTATCAGATTCAATTTTATTGCCAGAGATTTTTTGTCTAATGCAGTACCGGATCTGTTGAAAAGTTTTTCATTTTTATTTGTTGCCATCATCATCGGAGAAGAAAATTCTATATTTTGATTGGGTACAAAATACTGATAATTTGCATCCTTGATTCCTGGCACTTTGTTGGAATCTTGTGATGTTCCAGACAATCCTCTAAATTGTGCAGTAATATCAGTATTTGGCAATTCTATTGTTTGAATAGTCGGTTTCATCAAATCATATTTAAAATTACTTTTAAATCTAGGTAAAAATCCGGTATTACTTTTTGGAGTGTATGTATTAGTTACTGTTGGCAATTCAGCTGCAGAATATGCAATACTTTGAGAAGACGATCCCTGTTTATAAAAACTATTTCTCATATCAATAGTGAATGTATTATAAGTCGTTTCGGTAACTAAGTGGTCGCCGTTAAAAGATTCTGATGGAAATACATCATATGTTCCATGAAAATCTGATAAAGTAACATAGTTATATCCTTGTCCGGACCACCGGTCTGTCGAAACAAATCCTGAAGTGTCATTAATATTAAATGTAATTTTTGATGAATTTTCAGTTATTTTCATACTCTGTGGACCAAATTCTTTTGACCATAGATCGTTATTATTATCATCATATTCTGTGTTTTCTAGTATTACCTCGCCGCGAGCAGATGTATCAAATACTGCTCTATGTACTCTAAATTTCAAATCTTCCATTTGATCAGCTGTCCAAGTAGACGCATTTTGAGATTTAAAGAACACACCCGCATGTGGTTGAGCAGAAATTGTTCCACTACCATCGACGGCTTCTTGTCCCATCCTAGAAATATGACATCTATAACCCTGAGTGTCTGCTAAGATAACAATACAATATTCCGTTTGATCTTGTACATAAATTGGAGAAGGGAATACAAACTGAGTCGGTGTTGTACCTAATTCAGAAATATTTACATCTTTTGGATATAAGACTTTTTCGCCCAAAATCTTAGGGCCAGGATATCCGTTTACAGTGTGTCTAATTTGACATGTAACGGGTTTAAAATCGTCTTTAGTGGAAAAGAATAGGTCTACAGCACTAATAAACATACCACCATCCATATCAACCATAATTGTCTGTGCAAGTGGATCATACCAGCCACCACTCTGAAAAACTTGATTTATCGGCGGAAGCCGTTGACTAATAGGTTCTTCGTCACTAACATCGGTGACTGTAAATTCCGGAACTCTTGTCAAGACAATTTGATCAGCAACAGTTTCTATAATACCAGTTGCAGCATATGTTGTTTGCCCTTCTGTGCCTGCATCAGATGCATTGTTTACTTGGTCTGACATTCTAAAAATTCTTTCGCCAGTTTTAAATCTTATATTTGCACTATTGGGTAATGAAAATATTCCAGAAATAAATCCAGCTTCATCCGTTTTGAGATCTGAATTTGCCGCTATTACATTATCCCCGGCAGGCAATGTTCCTACACGTTTTTCAGAAAGACCAGTTGGACTATCTGGATCCGGCCACCTAACAGTCATTTGTTCGCCAGTAGTATATGAACCATCGCGACTACCAAATTGTGCAAATACATTATCCGGTCCCACATGTAGTGTAATAGTGGTTGAATCGATCCAATCAACATCATATACATTGACTTTATGTTCGCTGGTATCTCCTACCAAACCAACATTTCCTCTATTGTCTACTATCACATCTCTATTGTTTTTAAACCACTCGGCAATAACCTCATTTGTATCCGTAAATGTGAATTTTCTGGTGCTTTCACAAAACTCTGAAACTGCTACACCATCAAAAAATGCATACAATTTGGTATTTGGTTTCATTTTTTCAGCAGAGAAATAAACATTTCTTGAACGAATATAAGGAATCACTTCAGTTTTCAGAGTTTTGGTCCCGTAACTTTCTCTTTTATCTAAAGGCGCCACGGTTGTCTGTTGTCCTGTGCGAGTTTTTGTGCCCACTCTTTTTTGTTGTGTTGTTCTTGTCGAAGTTCTAGGCACGCCAAAGTTGGTCAATCCCCGCGAGATTTTAAAAGCTTTATTTTGGGCCCATGAGTTTTTTGTAACAGTAGTTCTACCTTCCACTACACCGGTCCAGTTATTTTCCCATTCGCCCCATTCCGTACCCATGACTCCATCGGCAGGAAGTAAATGTTCAAATACCTCATATTCATCTCTTTTATCTGTTACAATATCTGGAGCCTGATTGGTTTCTTTCCAATCATCAGTCGAAGGGAAAAGTTGCAAACTTCCTCTAAATGAGAAAATAGCAAATGGATTTACGTTGATAGTTTTAGATGATTTTTCTTGTGCCATAACCTGTTCACTAGTATATGGCAAGTAAATTTTCTGTTCTTTAAGAGCATACCCACTAGATTCTAATGTGTTGATAACAAGATTAACATTTTTTGATGTATGGAATGGTCTCAGTTCTCCCCTATTGCTGTCAATAGCAACTCTATAATCTGGATCTGCTGTTGCACCAACACTATGATTTTGAAACTGATCTACAATGAACCCATTTTTAAATCTATCATTTCCATCGGCATCTGTAACTTTCATATCCATCGTATCTTTTTCTAAAAGATTGAGAGATGTATAATATTCCAAATTGGAAATTCTTTTTTCCAATTTTCCAATATCCTTCATGGTATATCTTCTATTATCCATCATCGAAATTGATATAGATTCTGGACCCTCAGTATATGGTAATGTCGTTAATTCATATAAAACCATTCCATTTACAGGATCATCGGGCATTTGAGGAGATATAGAAGAACTGCCATATTTTATTAAAAATTTACCTTTTTCTGTTGCATAAAGTTTATCTTTGCGACCCAAATATCCCCGCAAATCGGCGCTGATAGCACTACCCGTTCTGGGATAATCTCCAGATGGACTATTTACGACACCTAGTACATTTGGCCACCCACCGCCAACTAATCCACCCGTCCCATCGAGTTGAGACCATTCTAGTGCAGGCCTGAAATCAAAAACATCGGACAATCTGATATTATCAAAATTTCCAATAAGTTCATAATCTGGATAAGAATCTACCGAAGCATAGTCTCCTACACCATGTGACCAATACGAATACACTATAATAGGTCTACCTTTACAAGATTCTCCCGCGCCTTTAATTTTTACTTTACCAAGGCCTAAAACATTAAATTTTGATCCATCATCTAAAATATATCGATCTGTAATATCATTAATTTTAACAGGTACATCAGATGGATTTGGAATTGCAGTTACACCAGAAACAAATAGATTTAATATTTCATCAGAAAATGGATTTTCTATACCAGAAATTGTAAGGGAATTTTTCACGTCATCATAAGTCAACCCACCGACAGCTGTCAAAGTTACATTGAAAGGGCTTGAACCAGTTTGTTCATAAAAATTATAAGCTTTCAATGCAAATTCAAAATCTTCCTCTGACATCTGGTGAATGTTTTTCTTATCAGACGAATCTATAGCAACTCTATACGCATAATTATTTACATTACACGTATCATATAGTTTTTTAAGGTTGACGACATCAGAATGATGTAATTGAAATTCGTTTATAGATAATGATAAATCTGTACTTACACCCAATCCAGTGAGAGTAGATAAAAGTTGTCCAGATGAAGAAGATCTTTGAGAAGCAATATCAATATCATATGTATTAGTGTTATTTGTATCATTGTTCGTTGTGTTCGAATCCCAATTTTGTCCAGATATAGTACCGCCGGTCAAACTTGTCAATGTATATGGCATATATATTTGTGTGTTTTCAGTCTTTATTTTTTCTTTCGATTGTGTTTTTCTCACAGGAACCAGTACATTTAAGTTCGACATACTAGATAATGTAGTTATAAAAGTAACCGATTTTAGATCGGATGAGAATGAAAAGTTGCTTTGAGTTCCTACTTCGCCTGCGAATAAACTAGTTCCATTTGGAGGCGTCCATACATTATATAATGTTGTAGTTTGTTCAAAATATTCGTCGGCGGCAGCTAGAGTAAGAGTTACCGATCCTAAATTACTGGATGAAGTCACAAATTCTTTCATTACAGAATATTGTGTATCAACAGTAGAAGTACCACTAATGTCATCTATACTTCGTATTGTCTTGAGCCAATTATTTCCAGTTTCAATTATACTTCCGCCAAGGGAATTTGATATAACCGATTTACTAAAGAGTCTAGCTGTAGTTGTAGTATTGGAAATAGTTCCGTCTGTCGAATTTCCAGTATTAGCGAAATTGCCACCAGAACTAACTCCGATTGCCTCAAAAATTACCTCATTAAGAGCAAAACGATTTCTCGGTAAAATATTAGTGTCTCCGACCGAACCATTTGATCCACCCGCATTTCCAGAATTTAATTCTTTTACCAATAAAGAACCAGTAAAAGAGTTGTAATCATAAACAATGCCACGAATAGCATCATTATTTTTTTGGTAAATCAAAGATTTTCTGGAAAAATTTCCTTCTTGTTGCATCATAGACATCTTTGTTAAAATATTTGAACCAAAGTCATATACTTTTGTTGCGCCATGTGTCTCTTGAGATGTAACAGACCTAGCATCTAATATATTATATTCTGCGTTAGTTCTGGGGTTAGTTTCAAAATTTATGTCATATAGATATAATTTATAGATCGCCGTTTCTTGTGTGGTAACAGGAGGTCTAAAATCCCCCGTTGTGTGATTATATGATCTGGCACCACTACTAGAATCTTCGTAATAAGAAATTGCTTTAACCTTTGCAGTACCGACAATATCAATACCATATACGTTTGATGTCAATGTCTCCGCCCCACCATCAAACATAACTGGTGGGATTTCTCCGGCAACACCATCGACTGTCATTCCCGCTATATTGAGAGAGGTTGTATTAGAATCTGCCGGCACGCTAACCCATTTTTCGGACGCAGATTTACCTATGTGACAATTTACCAAATTGACCGCACTATTTATTTTTGGCAATCCCTTCATATCAGACACAAAGATATATGGGCCCAAATCTACTGGAATAAACTCATTGTTTTCTTTATAAATTTCTCTTGCTTTATCGTATATAAGATATTTACCCTCTTTGCTTAAGGCCTTGGGTTCTACTTCATATCCTTTTATATATGCCTTACCAGATTCGATACCAATTGCAATTTTATTTCTAACTGCATTAATCAAATTCTGATGCGTAACGCCAGGATAGTATTTTGTCTGAGTTGTATCTAGCACCTGATCGGGATAATTATTAATATCTTGCTGTGTAATCTGATGCGATTGACCGACTCCATCGATAGTCATTCCATATTCTTCTGGCATTTTAGTTTCTGCCCAGAATCTAGCCTCAACATCAGTATCAAATACAAAGTCCGACATATCAAAAACGCCATCATTAAAATTCTCTTTATAATATTCTCTAATATCTAATTTGAAAGGTCGTACAGTATAATCGCCGGATTCATCATAAGTTCTTCTGGCCAAAGTTTTCATAAGAATTTCATAATCATCTCTCGCCGCTTCTTTAGCAATATTACCATTTTTAACAGTTATCAACTCAACAAAATCGGATGTATCTACTACATCAATATCCTTTTTTACTAAAGTCAATACAACTTTCAGTCTATCAGCTCCAGGCGCATTATAATTTACACTACCCAAAGATGTATCAAGCAAAGAACTATCATCATTAGAAGTAATAACAGATTGTGAAATATCCAGACCAATTTTTGCAGTTGGTTCCGAAGTGTATTTACTCAATACAATACTTTGTGCTTGGACTTTTACCAATTGTCCGCTGATATAATAAACGCCCTCCTCAATAAAGGCAATCGTACCTTGACCAATGGGTCTAGAGACAACAGAATTTGACATGACTTCGCAAGTTAAAGTAGAACCATCTGTTCCAGTTGTTACAAGAGTTTCGCCTTCAACAAATGTAGAAGTAGCCCCTTCAGCAATAGTTACGGTCTCTCCATTGACAGTAAATGTCGTGGTGCCCGGCACCGAATTTTGAATAGAAACCAATCCGCTTCCCACATTAACTTGTGTATTCGGAGCAGGGGCTCCATCAAGATATTTCAAATATAGTGTAGTTGGTTCATCACCATCTGCTGCATAATCTGTAAAATCTCCGTCACTATTTCCATCAAAAATATCTACATGTTTAACAACTAATGCCTTCAAACCAGTTTTGTTACCTTGAACTATCTTTCCTACAAAATCATTTGCAGATGGTAGAGTAGTTGGAAGCATAACTTTTACATACTGAGCATTTAAATCAATCGCTGATTGGCCAGGTATTACCATCGCCCCTTCTTTAAAGAAATGATCTGACAAATTAGTAATCTGTTGTTGCAACAAACTCTGCATTTGAGTCAATTCTCTTGCCTGAATGGAATTTCCAGGCTTGAATAGTATTTTTAGATATCCCTTGTTTATGTCATAATCGTCAAAATAGGGGGTGACATTAAGATTTAAAGTCATATGTTTCTTCTCTCATTGGGTAGTTAAACGAATTAAAATTCAAAGACAACCTTAATATCTTCGATTTGATCTATAGCGCGAGATACGGGTTGTCTGTTTTCAGTATACAAAACCTTACCAGAACCAGATTCTACATCAAAAGTAGTTTCTCCGGCAGTACCCCAAGCATCGGACGATGGCGTTGTATAAGATGGACCACGATATGATACATTTGTTGCAGGAATAAGAGATGTTTTTTCGAGGGGATCTGCAACAATTGCGATTTGTCTAAACACAGAAGATGTGTCCGAAACTGGAAACATTACTTTAGTTGTATCAGTGCCCGCATCATTAGGTCTGGTATGTTGTTCATCATATTCAAGTCGCATAGCTATCATAATATAATATCCACCAAGTTCTTCTATAGCATCGGATCCATGGCCTTTATCGGGACTAATGATCGGCTTTACCTTACATGCGTTCACATTATCTGCACCAGAACTAAGAGCCGGCAAGTGATCGGTATCTATAACTGCTGAAGTAATCGTAGTATAATTTGTTCCTTTATTAGTAATGTTTATATTAGAAATTTTACCAGAAGAAACAATACCATATGCATCGAAACCCGAACCATTACCCGTAGTGGTAATTCCTGGCGCCACGATTATAGTAGTTGAGGCCTGTGCAGGAAGAGCACCATCGAGAGTAACAACAACAGTTGTTCCAGTAACTACCCAATCTGTAATTTTTTGTTGATTTTGATTTTGTACATCTACAACATAATATCCGTTATACTTACCACTCAACATGCCAGATTCTACACCAGTGATTGTGACAGTACTTGTCCCATCAAGGAGCATGTCATTGCGAGAAATATTGTCATGATAACCTACTCCTCCTGTTATTGATCCATTGACCTCATTAGGCATTATTTTTACATGATCTATATGGCCAGGCGCTGTCAGAGCAGCTTGTTGAATTTGCCATTGAACACCTTCAGCAGAAGAAGAATCTGATGGATTGTATTCAACAGTGGTTACAGGAATATAATCCTTTGTCAAAAACTTCAAGGAATCTGCAAGAGAAATAGAATACATATATTTCCACCTATAACCATCAGCTGTAGTTTCTATTTCTGATACAGAAGTGGATGTAGGTTTCACAGTCGATTGAACTGCGATAGATGTTGCACTGTCATCCACAAATTTTTGATTGTTTATGCATTTATACACATTGTATTGATTCGAACCTTCCGTTATCACATAAGAATTTGGGATAATCTCTTCTGCCAAGTCATGTTCATACATCGTATAAACTGTATTTGGTGTCCAGTTAATTCTAGGAATTGCAAGAGTCATATCAGTCTGTTCGACCTTTTTCATTGCAATAGAACCCTGTTTGACTGCATATCCATATCCGATAGAATCTTCCGGTGTTGGCGGGTTTGCATCATTCAACCAAGCAGTAGGTTTCCCAATCGACATATAAAGATTATTATATACTGATTGTCCTAGATGGGACCAAGTAATATTTCCATCGGTGGGTACGGACGGTGTTGGACCTGTAGTACCAGAAGTTCCATTACCCAATGCAAGCCAAAGATTTCCATCTTTCACTACAGAAGTGCCTTCTGAATAAGTTGTTGATGCCTTCCAAATTGGTGCGGATCTGTTAATAGATTGCAAAAATTCCTGAGCATTAAATATTCTCAGTTTATTTGTGATAATTGCTGCCATTGTTTTACCTTTTGCATATGATTTTTTATATTATTTATAATCTTTTTTAGTCGATTGTCATAGTTTCTAAAATTTGATTCAATTCTTCAACAGTTGATGGTATATTTGCTGTCGTATATTTTACCAATGTAGATTCTGATGCGAAATTGGATTTGTCATTTATAGTGCCCGGCGATATAAATTTTTCAAATGTATTTTCATCCAAAACACTAATGTTATAATCAGATCCCGACTGTAGTTTTTCGTTAAATTTAGCTCTTTCTACTGAAAGATTTGTTGGGCCCATTCTTTTTCTTGTCCCTGATAGGGGGGTTTCTTCCGACATAATCAAATAAACGGGAGAAATATTTACAATAGAATCTAAAACCGCCCTATACTTTCTATCAGATTTAGTAACTACATCTGACATAACAGTATTTCTCCATTTATGATCTGTTCCGTCAGTGGTAGATATCCATTCCTCATTTCCATTTTCTTCTACTGGCAAATTATACCACATATTATAATCCGGATGTCTAACTGCTATATGTGTCAAATTATTTCCCTGTACCAATTTTCTATGGTTATTATAAGGCGAACCTACCATTTCCGAAGCTGGACTAAACATTTGTTGCACCAATTCGTTACGAGGATAAGTATCCCTAAAATAAAATTTAAATCTTTCTAAAGATTTCCAAGTCGTATGTAAAGTCGGCACATCGCCTTCTTTATTATTGTTAAATCTTCCAGAAATATTTATAATCATTTTTTCATCGCGAGGATTTGCACCATCTGCGATAGAACCGATCCAACTATTGGCATTTCTATCTACATTTCCACGAAATATATTATCCCATCTAAATTCTACTCTATTCGGACCACCGAATACTGCATTATCCCATTCGGGCATGTCAGCAGAATAACTTGAAATCAATTTGACATCATATACAACATATCTTTCGCCAACCGATGAATCAATTAGAGCTCCAATTATTTCATACTTTCCCCAAGGTCGAGTATTAATCCAATTATCAGAGATCATATCTTCATCAGAAATATCGTAAATAGTTACAGTATTTCCTATAAGCCCGGAAGTGTAATAGTGTGAATAGTCTTTTCCAAATGCTTCTCTAAAATTTAATGCAATTTTTTTAACTTGCCACCATCCACCAGAAGCGTTTGTACCATCAACCTGTAGTAAAGCATATCTTCCAGATCCGTTATCTACTGTTGTAGATCCAGCGGTATCGTCAGACACTTCGCCTTCGCCTACGCCATTATACATTCCATCTATTGTAGAATTTACACTTAGTTGTCTATTGTCATATGTGAATATATTTCCATGAGAATTTAAATAATTTGTGTCCTGTCTTGTCGAAGTCGGATACCATTGGCCATTAGTTTCTCCATATGCCCATCGACCAAGACCGTCCATATTTTTAACTTTCATGTTGACATTTTTAATAATCTCGTATATAAGTTGGGCCCATGCAATACCAGCACCTTTTCTGACTTCTGCAGCAGTAGAAATACTATATTCTCCAAACATCATTAATCCGGCAGGGTGAATCACTTTTTTAACAATTTTTCTCCATTCGTCAATATATCTTCCGACTTTAACAACATAAGAAAACTCCTGCCACAAATACCCATCATATAATCTATTGTCATCCGACAAAAATCCCTGTTTGTTTAAAAACTCGCCAGGCCGCACACAAAGGGGTCCTGTCAATACAGTCGCTGTCGCTTGTCCATCACCAAAGGAACTTAGATCAATTACTGGTGGGGTAGTATAATCAACTCCAAACCCTTCCAGTTCTGATTGAAGTGCATTTCCTTTTATTTTAAAACTTTCTATTTTACCTATGTCTTTGCCATGTCCTTTGAACCATGCACCCTTACCAATCGACTTATAAATACCAGTATATTCCTTGACATAACCATATGGTTTCTTCATATAATTATTTCCAAAAGTAGACAAACTTACAATAGTAACCGCAGCTCTTGGTTTTGACGACCAAGAAACTCGCAAAGAATTTCCGTCCGGTAGAGCATAGGTAGAATATATGCCATTTTCGTCAGATTTTCGCAAAGAAATTTTATTAGCAGACACAGGATGATTTTCATTACGAATAATATATTCTACATCATCTTCAAGAACGCTCAAATAACTTATTTCTATTACTTCATCTATTCCCAAATCTGGCGAAAATGCAATTCCACTGCCCATTCCACTTATAGCATTACCACCAGAATCTAAAGCCTGAGTCAATGAAAACTGTGCGCCGGTTTGGCCTGGTTGAATTAATTCGGAAGTATTTGTTATTATTTCACCAGAGGGAACAGTAGAGTTTACACTTCTAGTAATTGTGGGGATTTCATTTATATCAAACATCATAGAAAATGCAGATTTATTTGACTCTGTCACTTTAAATGTAACCTTTAATGGTTCAGATTTTCGAATAGTAGTAACAGAAGGAATTGGATTTACATATATTGGATTCAATCCAACACCAGAGATAGAATTATCAGTACCCGTATCTTCAATGAGGCCAGAGACTTCTTCATATCTGCGACCAGTTGTAAATCTCAGAGTTCCAAAGAAAGCATGATTATAATCTTCTATGGAATATGAAGAATCTACTTTTTGTCTAGCACCCAAGTAAAAATTCTTTACTGGTTTTGAATATGTTAGAGTGACCACGTCTCCAATCGACAATGTTGGCCAGGAAATAACATTACCCGCAGAGTTGGTCGTAGGTGTAACAGAAACAAGTGTTCCGGCAGATGGGCCCGATGTATAGTCAACCGACATTTCTATATTTTTATTAGGATCATATACTATCGTAGAAATACCATTTTCTTGACCAGAGGCAATAGTGATTGTTTCTGTATACTCTCCATATTCAGAAATATCAAAATAACTATTATCGGTGATTGTTGTGATATAGTCTTGCCCATCAACATAAACTCTGGATTCTGTTGGGCCTAAAAATACGGCAATGTGATGCCAATCGCCAAAGGAAAGAGCTGAGCCAGTCTGCGATACAGTCCCGTTTCCAAATTCCAAAGTACCATCTGGAAGTTGTTGTAAAAATGTTTTTTGTGTACCACCTACAGATTCATTTATAGAAAATATAGATGCGCCTCCATAAGTACCACTAATTTCAGTGCCTTTTCGGAAATACCAAAAATCAATAGTAATACCATCCGTAGAATTTTTTCTAAATGTTTCACCGATATCGGAAAGTCTCATATATCCAGAATCAGTAAATAGTGCATTTTCACCAACCTGATTTATTTTTGCAGTAAATCCACTTTTAACCCACTGATGGGCTAAAACAGAACCTTTGATAGTTAAAACTTGCCCTACATTATATCCAGTGCCACCTTTTCCAGAACTAACACTTGCTGAATAGACATCATTTGTAATAACAATATCAAATTCTGCGCCAATTCCTTTGACAGATTCCGCTGAAATGTCAGAGATAGAAAATGAATTTTTAGATGTACCGGATATAATAGAAATCCCTGTGACTCCACCATTACTGTCAATAGAAGAAATTTCAAAAATTAGATCATTTGTAGTACTAACGCCACCCAGCTGGGCACCATCAATAAGTATTGAGTCGCCAACTACATAATTAGTACCTCTATCAGAAAAACTGGGCAACAAAACTTGATACGTTGCACCACTTCTCTCAACAAAAAATTTCGCATCAGTTCCTGCTGGAAGAGATGTATCGAACTGTGTTAGGGTAAATGAAGGGTTATAATGACTATCTTTGACATCGGGAATAATTGGAGTACCAATCACACTAAACGAAGCTATTTGTCCAACCGAAGAAACCCCACTAAAAGAAAATTCTTCTATTCTTCCAATAGAATCGACCTGATTTACAATAATTGTCAAGTCATTTGTAGGCGAAAATCCACCTAATAAGTCGCCAGGAATTATAATTACATCATTTACAGAATATCCTACAGAAGAGGGAGAATCTGCCAATTTAACAAAAAGTGGTATGGGCGAACCGCTGGGCAAATTCATACCCGTATTGACGTTCCAACTAGCATTCGTACCACTGACAGATGTGGTGGTATATCCAGCGGTCGAAGTAATAGGATCTTCTTGATTAATTGCCATATAATCACTACCAGCTGTTACAGAATCTATTTTTATAAAAATATCATTCGTGTCAGATAATCCGTTCAGACCAAGTTGAGTTCCGTCAATCTTTAATACATCATTTTTTAAATATTGAAATCCCAAACCAGATGTACTAGAAAGAATAGTTAATATCGAATTATTTTCTATTGATATATCAAATTTACCACCGAAACCATTGCCAGACTCATATCTAGCTGTTTGGTTGGTTAAATTAACAGGAGAAGGAAGAACTTGAGCATTAGAACTAGTTTTACCGGCGGATGGTGATGATAATGACGTGAAAGACGAACCAAATAATGAATTTTCAGTAGAAATACCAGTGATAGATCCATTTGAATCCACACTTGACACGCTCAAAATTAAATCGTTTTTATATCTAGTATCCAAATCATCACTGGGGTCAATATTGGATACCGCATACGGCGGCGACACAGTAGAAACAAGCGATGTTTCTATTCTAATACCATTCAAATTTGATTTCAGATCTGGTATCAAACCAGAAAATTGAGTACTATCTTTAACAGTGATAATAGAAGTATCAATACTTTCAAAATCATACAAAGCAAAAACCGAATCTGACATAGAATCAATATTTTCAATAGATACCACCGTGTTTTTTGCGGTATCGTGATAAACATCACCAGACAATCCTATATCAAATATAGTCTGTGGGCCATTTGCAATATATTCACTAGATGCTGGATTCTGATTAAACAATACACTATAATTACTAGTGGTGGCGCTTGTATCTATTACTATACCTGATGCACCTGAACCCAATGTCCCATCATCAACAAATTCTATATGTTCTCCATCTGTGTATCCATCTCCGCCAGATCCGATATCGATTCTTTCCACTTTGCCGGTGGTTGTATGACCAATTTCGGCTGCAAATCCATGGCCACTACCTTCTGAAGAAAGATTATAGTGAATTGGTTGATTTCTGGAATAATCCGTACCCGCATTTGTAATATCAAACCCCACAACACATTCATATAATTTTTCTTCGAATTTAGTTCCATTGGTCTGAGAAACTATAATATCTTCCTCGCTCTGAAAAGTTCCAAAAATATTTGTTATGAAATATTCTCTAACATCATAATCGCCAATTTTCAAGTCTTTATAATATTCAACAATAGCAGTTGCTTCGGATACTTTTCCTGTTATTCTATATGGATTTTGTATTTCTGGATTCTCTAAAGTAACGACATGTGGTATCGATCGTACTGATGTAGTACTTTCCCAAATATTATTACTGGCTTTAAATAGGTTGTCTTTTGGATAATAAATTTCTATGGGTTCGTTAAAAATTGATCGGAATAAAAAATCATATGATTTTTCTGTACCCTTAGATTGATAAAAATCTTTCATAAATTTTAGAAAGTTTCTTTGATTTTCATATGTAGTTTTTTTGACGCCAGTAGATTCAACTAATCTTTTAACACCATCTTCTGTGTCCGGTGTCGTTGAAACATCCAAGTATGTTTTTACATAAAATCTAATTTTTACTATATCATTTATAATCAAAGTGTCGGGATCTCCACTAGAGTCCACAAATTTAATGACATTTCCTTCTATAACATAATCTGTATTTTCGACCAGTTTTACATAATCACCTGTTGTTCCTGTACGACTTACAGCTGGCGGAGTCAGATTATCGACATAAGATTGCAATGTATCTCCATCTCCACGATCAGTTGAAGTCGCTGGATTTTTAAACACCACAATTTCATCAACAACAGATGTCGCATCAGTTTCGCCAAAATAATAAAAAGGATTAAAATAATTAAGTTTGAAAGATGTTGCAATTCCATCCATTAAAAATTCTTGGTCATACAAACTTTCTGTAGCAGACTCAGCGGTTTTTCCTAATTGGTTTGCGTTCACATTTTCAGAGTTTTTTTCTTCTATTCCTTTTATTTTTACAACATTTGGAAAAGATGAAGCCAACTCGTTCTTGTATAAAGAAACAAACATTTCTAGTGTATCATCAATGTCGGCATATTCAGTCATATCGCCGGTGACACCGGACGGATTATCTGACTGAGACATCCACTCATAATACAATTCTAAAAATTTTACAAACCTAGAATAATCTTCATCAGAAGAAATATAAGATGGAAGCTGACTTTTTACATGGTTTGCAATATTTGAAATATTAGTTTTATTCATTTTTAATACCCACCGCCATATCCACCACCACTGCTGGATCCGCCACTACTAGATCCACCACCACTGCTTGATCCTGAAGTACCAGCAGATGGAGAATCCGAATAAGTTCTAGTTATAGATGTGGTTCCAGTTGCCGAAGTGACAGACATAGATGAATTATTATATGTAGATGTAGCATTTCTGGATACTACAACTCTTTGCGAAGATATGTCATAATTTTCATTAAAGTCATCGGTATCTTCTAGCATTGTGATTGACAGTTCATCTAAATCTAATAAGATAATTTGATTCCTTACAGGAAATATATCATTATTCAAAGGCTTAACGACCACACCAATAGAAGATGATGATCCAACAACACTGGATAAAGAAATATCGGGAATAATTATTGTTCCTGTTTCATAATCTATTGTTCCAGAATATATCGGATCATAAACTTTTTCTGCAGCGACGTTCATAGTGTGAAATCTTACTTTACCAAGACCATTGTCATCAAGATAATATGCATTTTCATTACCAGTAATATAAAATGCTTTCGAATATAGAGTTGATGGAGTTAAAGCATTATTAAATTGAAATCTATAACTAGTAGATGTATCCACAAATATCGTTTTTTCGTTTATCATCAATATTTCTGTCAAGTTGTTAGTTATAGATTCGTCCGATTGATCGATTTTAGCCAAGAACTGAGAATATCTAAAGTAACTATTAAAATCATTCAACATATTCATATCATAATCTATAATAGATTTTTTAACGATTTCTTGTAATGTAGCTTCATCCAACATTGTAGCTTCATTATCATATTTTACTTGTGTTGTTATTTTTAATTTTATAAAGTCTGGATCGATAATGGTCGGAGTCAAAGTCAGTACAGAGTAATTTTTTACTAAATTTTGTTTTATGGATTGTTTTTCTTGAGCAGAAACATAAAATCCAGAATTGGGTTTGATACTGATAAACACTTTTCCATATTCGGGTGGATCGGAATCTTCGCCGCCCCAAATATTAACAGATGAGGTTTGTGGATAAATTTTAGGAATTATTGTTTGATAGTCTCTTGCAGTTACAGCTCTATTCTGTCCTTCAAAAGTTTTTGGTGCATAAAATTTAATAGAATTTACAGATTCCCTATCACTACCTCCATAAGTACGTCCAATTATTTGCAAATTGTCCTGTATATTTGACGCCCTAATATTTCTATTAGAAGAAATAAGTCTTAAATTTCCTGTCATGTCATTAGCCACGGATCCCTGAGTAACTAAATACTTTAAAATAATTATATTTCCGCTTTCTACGGCAGATCCTAGAACACCATCACCAAAAACAATTTCATATTTTTCCTCGTAAGATTCTTGCAAGAAAAATACTTTACTTATATCTGACAATGACATTGTATCAGTAGATCGTTTAAACTCAGTCAAATTGGTGTCAGTAACATTTGATTGAATAAACACTTGCAAAGTATCTGTATCAACATTAGAATTTGATATAAGAAATTTTTGATTTGGATCTGTAGTATCTACTATTATTTTTTCTTCGACATATATGCCTTGGATTACTTCCAAATCAAATATTTCATATGTATGTTTATATGTACCATTCGCTAGAAGTTGAGGTGAGAAAGTTCGGGGGACAGTCCTGCTCACTTTTGGAATAAACTTATATTCTTCGTATGTCTGGCTATTATTTTTTGAAAACATAAAAGTTTTGTCTATTTTTATACTATTGAAAATCGATGGATCTTCATAGTCTGAAACAATCTCAAACGTACATGATAGTGATGCCTCAGCCGCACGTACTGAAGTTGGCGTATATCCTAGCAACTTTGCTTTAGCTACAACATTATCTCTCAACCTAGCAGTATCCAAAAACATTTCGTTAGATATCATATTAAGATAAAAAGAGTTGTAGTAGGTATTATAGCTCAAAAGATCTGTGAGAGTTGATAGTCCAGAGCCTTCAAAATCATAATCCTTAAATGTAGGATCACTTTTCATATATTCTTTTATACTACTTTTGATACTTGAAAAGTCTAATTCGGAAATTTGAATATTTTTTGCCATTTATTTTACTCTTTTAATCCCTAGCGTATATGACAGTACCTCATTGACAGGTGGCACCGAATACATAATGGTGATATTTAGTTTATTTGAGTTACTATCTTCTTTCCAATCACCAAAATCGACATTTTCGACTGTAATTCTGGGTTCATATTTTTTCAGTGACATTCTTATAACTTCTTTAATATTTATCTCGCCCGGTACACTGATTTGGTCAAAATCTGTTAATAACTCAAATAAAGTTTTCAATACATTTCCACCAAATGCAGGCATAAACTTTCTTTCCAGTTTAGAGGTCATTAATATATTAGTAATACTCTGTTCAATAGCAGGAAATCTATTCCTTTCGGGTCGGTCTATTTTTATTACCACATCATTGCTAATGGGGTTTTTCATAAATTTTAAATCGAAATCTCTGTTTGTTTCTGTTGCATATGCCATTTTAATTTCCTTATGGATTCAGATGAATTTGAGCGCCCTTGATAGTTGTATTTCCACCGCTTGTAGTGTCGATTTTGCCACCAACCTCTACATTTACATTTCCACCTATTTTGACATTTACATCAGCATCTACCACAACATTTGCAGTACCCTTTACATGAATATTATTCTCTCCAAAAATGATTTCGTAATTGTCTTTTACTACCTTTACAACCCTAGTACCGTCTGGATGTATTTCTTCAAAAGTTCCAGTTCTATGATAAGTATGTATTCTTTCAGCTCCTGGCGTATCATCAAATTCTTGAATGTGTCCTGATTCTGTGAATAGTGCTTTATTATGCGGATATTTTGCTCCAAATGGATTGTCCGGTTCTTGAAACAAATCTGTAACATCGGTATCTGCAATTTTTTTCTCAACTGATGGTGGTTTTGGACTACTGCTACCGCCACCGGATTGTTGGGGCGCTACAGAATAACCATCACTTGAAGATGGAGCCTCTGACTCATACATTGCATTTTGAGTATTCCTAGAAGCACTCTGAAATTCTTCTGGAGCAACTTCCCACATCACATCTCCATCTTTCAGTTTAGATGAAGCCGGTCCAGTTCCACTATCACTAGATGTTCCTGATTTTACCGCCCGATAAACTTTTTGTTCTATGTATTTACCATCGTCTTTACTGTTCAATAATCTTCTGGCATTTGCTTCGTGGCCACCCATTTGATTATTAACTTTATCTCTGACCGATCCGGGCGCGCCATTATTATTCGCATCAGATCTTCCATAGTATTTTTCACCAACACCACCCGCATTAATTGAAGAATAAATTTCTAATCTACCCATACCATTTTTGACGCCATGATCTCTCAGATATCTTACAACCGCGCCGTTAGGACCAAGTTGTGTATCAATCGCGGTTTGTTCCGTTGAAAAATCAATGCCGTATTTTTTAGCTTGTGGTTCTCCAAATTGAATGACGCCTCGGTGCTGACCCCATTGTGTAGTTGGTCCCTTGCGTCTGGCGTCCCATCTACCGCCCATTTCATAAGACATAACAGTACCAAAGTCTAATGCACTACACTGCATTGCAGCAGCAGCTGTAATGATGCCAGTTCTATATGTATACGGAGGTAGACTTCCAATTTGATTTTCTTGCAGTTGTGGAGAACGCACCAAGTCTCCCTCCGAATAATCTGACCCATTCTTCCATTCGCTGACATCCAAGCTTGGGGCAGCTCCGATGTTTTCGCTAGATTTTGGTTCTGGTTTATCATAAGTTCCAGTATTGCCGGTGGGGGCTGATGTAGAAGGCGAATACTCTAAAGGAGTTCCTTCAACCGAAGATCCGGTACTTTTGGAATCTTGACTTCCTGTTTCTGGGTCTGGTACAATACCATTTCTTTTTATTGGTACAGAACCACGTTCGCCTTTTGCCACACTGAAGTGCATTGCGTCTTTGACACTATTCCAATCACCACCCCAACCAAGGCCATATTTCCTTGCAATCGCGGAAGTATTTGCTGGCATATCACTTTCAAATGTTTTTTGGTATGGGTTTTCAGCAGGATTGATATCTATCGCAACACCAGAAGCATGATAACTCCATTTTTTAGAACCTCTACTTTGTCTATGGACATATCCACCCAGACTATAAATAGTATATCCATCCGGATGATTAGGAGCAGGAGTTCTTTCAAATTCATTTATAAAGTTTTGAAAATTCTTTGCATAGATAGTCGCAACCCAAGTACTTTTGCCATTTTTAGTTGTAATTTTTGAAAGTCGTTCTCTATTGTCTGCATCATTTGGAGTACCAGATTGATCTGGACTTGCGCTATCATTTCCCTTATTGTGGTGGTCATTTGATGCTGGCCCGCTGGTTTCACTTGTTCCGACTCCTGCTCCAGTTGCTAGAGGGTTTACGTCACTCTGATTTACGACTGTACCACCCTCGACAGACGCACTTCCTTCAGCGGGATAAGACCCATCTGGAGATTTTATAGAAGTTGCATTTGGTTTTCCATAAACGGTCCCCCAAACTATAGGATCCTGAGCATTCATGCCATCTCGGAAAAATCCCATAACCCATGCGCCAGGCAGAGATCCAGTAGGAGATTGTCCGATACCACCAATAGCAGCACTAGTGATGGGCATTATCGGCGCAGCCCAAGGTAATTTATCTGTTGGAATTTTTGATTTATCATCACTATGAAATCCAAAAATACGAACTCGGACGCGACCTAATGTCTCTGGATCATTGACATCTTCTACAATGCCTTGCCACCAGACCAATCCTTCAGTACCAGTAAAAAGATTCATTTACCACCGCCCCCCGTCAATACTGGTTCTTTCGATGGTAAAACATCATTGAAACTGTCTTTGACTAATTCTAAATCTGTGGTGTACTGATCGCCGGCTAGTATATGTCTAATTCCTGTTATCAAATATTTTCCACTATAATATTTATCTTTCCATTCTTCGCCCATATCGACTCTAGTAAACAGAGGTAATGTTAAATTTACAGTGTCGCCGACCACTAAGTCGCTGTCACCATAAATCGACATCTCGCATTTGATGTTATTCATAAGATTTGTATAAAATAACCTCTGCCTAAAAATTTTCTCTTGATTATACATTGGCCGGCCTTCTTTGACTTCCACTTCAGGTACTATAAATCGTACCGAAGTGTCATCATCGACTTTCATATATTGTTTGCCTTTTCCAGAAACATCAAAAATTGGACCTGATGTGTTTTTATTGTCTTTGTCATAATTCAAGTATTTGTATTCTTCGTGATCTTCCCATATACTATGTTCTAGATCGGTTTTATTTCTTGTAATCATGTCAATAGTAGAAACTTTGGAAGCAAAAACTCCATTTGTAATATTATCCAAAACCGAAAAATTGGAAAGAAACTTATAAGTGATCGCCTTTTTGTTTTCTACATTTACGTCCAATATCTCTTTTCCATCAACACCAGCATTTTTATAAGAACCAAGATTAAATTCATTTTTAGGCTCTTCTTCCACCAACATTTCCATAGGTTTCATTACATATTTTTTACTGGTTTCATAAAACATATAAGATGAACTCTTATATTCTTCGTGAAAGGCCTTTCCACACAAAAAAGAAATTGCTTTCATAGGTGTCATATTAGGAATTACGACACCAAGTTCTTCATCATATTTATCTTCGCTTGGCTCAAACTCAAATGTCTTTTTAGATTCTAATCGTTGAAAACATTTTTCAGCAATTTCTGTAGAACTGCCTTCAAAATATTCTGATATTCTTTGTTCAAAATTTGTTATCATATCTACAGAAACCAATTCCAAATTATAAGTTTGCGTACTGACATCGCTTTCTAAATCTGTAATTTTATTGACAATCATATCAAGTTCTGTAAATTCTGTTAATCCTTGAGTCGCAAAAGATATATTTACCCTTTCCTGTCCTATAATAGGCAAAAAGTTGAGAATCCCGTTAGCATCTTCCAAAGTCAGTTGAGCCGTAATCGAAGGAGAAAATAAGTCTTCGTAAATATTAAGAGATTTGTAAACACCAAAAAGATTCAATTCAAAGTCGTTGTGAGAAACTATAGTCATTTTTTTTATTTCACACAGCCCATATGTCTGAGAAATACTCATTATGCAACAATCCTTTCCCAATTTTCTAAAAATTTACCCAAAAGATCTTTTTTCATAATTCTTATAGTTCTATTTTTTTCGTTTTTCTCTTCTTCATATGCATACTTAGACTGCATAATATACGAATTTTTTTCTTCTGCCGGCAACGCAGAATATGTATCTGATGTTATTTTATAGCCTTCTATTTTATGAGTAAATTTGTGTGGGGTCTGCATTGCAACCAACAATCCTAATTCTATTGTATACTCAGAGGACGATTGCGGATTTAGTAAATTCCAACCCTCGAGAAAGTTAGTTTGATTTGGCTCTGTATATATTCCATTCCAAACATAAAAATTATCTTCAATTTTTACTACTTTGCCCATCACTCGGCCATTTAGATTTTGTAACGAATTTCTATCGCTCTGACTAACATATGGAACATCTTCAAGATTTATAATTCTTATCATATTAGACATATTTCTATTGTTATTTTCATCAAAAGGTCGGGTCATATCAGATGAGTAATATAATAAATCTGGAGCATCATCAGGAACTTTGAAAGTTATGTGGGAAGATCCAAAAAAATCTTTTTCAGATATTCCATTGTCATATAGACCATAAAAACGATTCGGATTCCAATAATTTTTTCCATCATCGGTAGTTAAATAAAAAGTATCATAAGGAGAAAAATTTATTTTAAATTTATATGTACCACCTCGAAATAACACAAGTTCTGGATCTGTAAGGCCATTAATTAAAAAATGATTAGATTCTTCAGGATTATTCCAATTATTACATGATATATTAAATTCGGCAGAGCTAGGAGTTGGCACCCCAAGTTCAGGTAATGGAGACCAATTTTGAGTTATACTATCCCATTTGACGCCTCTATCAATACTTTCGTCATAAACAATCTGACCATTATAATTTCCAAATGAAGTGTTTCCATTTTTGGGCAACAAAGGCGCTGGTAACATACGTTTTAGTTCTAAAACATTTTTTGGAGTGTATTTTTTAGAGATATATTCATAAAACATAGATTCCGTCTTAGGTAATTCTTCATAAACGTCTAACAAGTTATTGTACATCAAAATAACCCAACTATATTTCGCATCGCCATAATATTGTGCAGATATGCTTTCTACTGTCTGATCAGATTCTATAGTATGTACCAAATAATTTTTGGGATCATCTTTGTAAGAATCTAAAATATATGCAAATCTAAAAATATTTTTAGATTCTACTGGACGATTATCGAGTTTTATATCATATTTAATATTTGAAATTTTATTAAACATTTTTAATATCCTTCTGCAGCATCGCGTGTGGATACGACTTGTACTTCTTGGAATGTTAATGTGAGATTTATTAGTGCTGGAGCAGGGGCCTCACCCCTGTCACTTTGAAACATTGCAAACTGTCCATTGCCACCATATGATACATCACAACCCGTACATACCGATGGTTTTATCTTATTGAGATATTCAGTAGGTTTTCCATCAATCATATATTCTATACTAAACCAATTGGGCGTTTTGAAAGTATTTCCATTTCCTCTAATTTCGGGTAACATCTGGATCCTAAAAAATTTAATTATTTTTCTCAACATATCAGATTCTTCCCAAGATTTGGGCAAAAATTCATATGCATAACTAAAAGTCCTAAACTCTACTCCCTCAAATAAAACAGTTCGATTTGCAGCACCAACACCAAGGCCCTGTGTCTGGGCAAGAACCCCGCCAGTATCACCCAATTGTTGACCAGTTTGACCGATAATCTGCGAAGCAAGATTTGTAAGTACATCCATATTATTATCATCTCCATCACTTCCTAGATTCCCTATCGTACCCGCAATACTTCCACCGTCTGTATTTCTATATCCTACCTGAGAATTTACTGTAAGACTTTCTGGGATATATAACTGGACAGTTCCTTCTGGTTCTCCACCCTGCGATTGCGAACCTACAGTTTCCATCTTTGTATATCCTGCAACGTCATTTGAATAAGCAGTAAATATGATATAATCACGAACATTATCAGATCCCGTATCGCCAGGATATGCCCCAGCGAAAGGCCTTTCCATGTCACTAGCCTGTACTGTATTAGGTCCACCAGTTCTTGTTACTTGTTGAGAGATTACCCCAGCTGCATCATTTGCTGCTTTTTCGATTGATGCGCGGGCCCTTCCGACCGCATCAGCATTTGCAAGAGCTTCTTGCAATTTCTCTTGAGTGGCGCCTTCCAATAACTTTGCCTGTGCCTCAAGACTTTCCGTTGTGACAGGTATACCCGATCTCTCAAGAATAAGTTGAGGTGTGATTTCTGATATATCTGGTATATCCGGTATAGAAAGATTTGGTATATCTGGTATAGCAATATTATTATCGTCAAACGTATTGGTGACCTGAGATATATTAAAATTCCCAAATGGCAAATTAAACATCAGTAAAGACTCCTAAATAGTTAAATATATTTATAAGGTTTTTTATACGACAATGCGGAGATTTACATATAAAGGAAAATATAATCCGGTCAATGCACATAAATATGTGGGAAATGTATCAAATGTAACCTACAGGTCTATGTGGGAACGCAGATTTATGAAATATTGTGATATGAATCTAAATGTTGTAAGATGGTCCAGTGAGGAGTTAATAATACCATATTATTCGCCAGTCGATAGAAAAATGCACAAATACTATCCTGATTTTTTGCTGACAGTAAAGACCAAAGATGAAAAAACAAAAACAATGGTAATAGAAGTGAAACCAAAAAGAGAAACCAAAGCACCTAAAAAGAAAAAGAAAATAACCCCCAGATATTTACAAGAAATGAAAACATGGAGCATCAATGAAGCAAAGTGGAAATATGCAGAAGAATTTTGCAAAGATAGAAATTGGGAATTCAAAATACTCACTGAAGATTTTAAGGCACTACTAAATGGCAGTTAATTTTACACCACTACTCAAAAGACTTGCGGCAAAAGGAGTAAAACCTAACACTCCCGCAGCCAGAAATTGGTTTCGGACTAAGGTCAGAAGCACAAGAGTAAACAGACAAAAACTTATGTCGGCATCTGACAGGTTGGAAGCAAGGCCCCAGATTGGTTCTATGTATTGTTATGCATACGATCCAAAGTGGAAAAAGAAATTAGAATATTATGATGAATTTCCTTTGATATTTGTGGTCGAACCATCGCCGGGCGGATTTATCGGAATCAATCTACATTATGTTTCTCCAAGAAATAGAATTGTTTTGATGGACAGTTTAACAAAAATATCCACCGACAAAAATTACAACAAAAAAACAAAATTAGCATTGTCGTATAATATACTAAAAGGACTGTCTAAATATAATATGATAAAACCATGTCTGAAAAGATATTTATATGGACAAGTGAAATCAAATTTTGTAAAAATAGATGCAAACGAATGGGATATTGCAATCTTCCTTCCTGTTCAGAAATTTAGAAAGGCCGCTGCAAGTACAGTCTGGTCGGAAAGCGCAAGGAACAGTTAAATGGGAAATATGGATAGATTTATTGCAAATATAAAAGAAGGCGGATTGAGTCGTGGCAATAGATACGAACTACTGATTACTGCGCCCAGCATTTCGGCTTTAGGAAATTTTGCAAACAACGGCGGCGCTGAGCAACTAAGATACAGAGTCTCGACTGTAAGTTTGCCTAGCAAATCTATTGCAACATCAGAAACCAAAATATATGGACCAGTAAGATTAGCACCATATCAAATCACATATGACCAACTTTCTTTTAGTGTATATCTTAGCGATGACTTTAGAGAAAGACAATATTTTGAAGATTGGATGCATTATGTAATTGATTACGATACACACAGAATTAGATATTACAAAGATTATTCTGCTAGTGATATGCAACTAATGGTAATGGATGAAACAAACAAAGTTACAAATACATATGTATTTGAAGAGTCATATCCTCTATCTGTTGGCGAAGTCAGTATGTCTTACTCAAACGAAGAGCCAGCAACATGCGACATATCAATGACATATAGAAAATATATCTCAAAATCATCATACACAGAAGCCGGCGGCGGCAGAAAAAAAAGAAAATCTCAAGAAAATCTTAGAAATACAGTAGAATCTCAGGGCAGATCTGCTGCGGATATAAAAAGAGCTCTTTCTGCATCCGGATTTTAATAATACTACTAAATATACGAATTGAAATGAAATGGAAAAATAATGTTACCAAGAATTGACACCCCAACTTATGAATTAGAAATACCATCAACAAAACAGAAAGTAAGATTTCGACCATTCTTGATAAAAGAAGAAAAAATTCTTCTGATGGCACAACAGGGGGACGACACAGACGAAAAAATCGAATCTATCAAACAAGTGATAAGAAATTGTATAATTCAAGATATTGATGTTGAAAGATTAGCGACATTCGATATAGAGTATATTTTTGTAAATCTTCGATCAAAATCTATAAGCAATATTGTCGAATTAAATTATAATCATGTATGTAATGTTGGTGGAGAATCAAAAGAAGAAAAAATACCATTTCATCTTAACTTAGACGATGTGGTTGTGGAATTTGAGTCTCAAGAAAATTATAATAAAATCAGTTTGACAGATAATATTGGCATCATAATGAAATATCCAAATTTTAGCACTATGCGAATGTTATCACAGACAGACACATACGAAGATATAGTGAGTGTCATTGCTACATGTATTGATATGATATATCAAGACGAGGACATTTTTAATACAACCGATCACCCTATAAGTGAAGTAAAAGATTTTATAGAAAATTTGACACAAGAACAGTTTGGAAAAATAAATGATTTTTTTGAAAATATGCCTGAAGCTGCCGCGATTTGTAAAATTAAATGCAATAAATGCGGATTTGAGAAAGATATGAGGGTGGCGGGGATCACCGATTTTTTTCTCTAACTTTGAATCATGAATCTTTGGTATCTCTATATAGAAACAATTTTGCATTAATGCATCATCATAAATATAGTTTGACAGAATTGGAAAACATGATTCCGTGGGAACGCGAAATATACCTTACATTATTGATGGATTATATAAAAGAAGAAAACGCCAGACAAAATCAACAGTAAAGGAAAAATTTCAATGGAAAAACAACTAGAAAAAGACTCCAAATATGCCTACCTAGATAGAGACCATGATGGCATAGTTAGTGATGAGGAAATGGCAATGGAAAAACAAATGATAGAATTGGCCGACATGAAATCGAACGTGGAAAATGAAGATAAGAAACAAGACGCCCAAAGACACATGGCATGGTTCGCTCTTTTTGGTATGTTATTATACCCTTTTGCAGTAGTTATTGCAGAATTAATAGGACTTATCAAGGCAAGCTCAATTCTGGGAGATATGGCCCCAACATATTTTGTGTCGGTTGCTGCAATAGTCGCAGCATTCTATGCGAAAGAAGTAATGGGTAAAAAGTAAATGGCAAGTCTAGCAGGAGTAACAGATCAACTACAACGTCAAAACCAGCAGGAATTGGCAAGTGTAATAAGAATCGCAAATGAACAGTTGGTTTCTTCTGGTGCTAGACAAGGTCTAGATGAAATTGCCAAAATATTTGAAGCACAACAGGGCACTTCATTATCAGAATTCAAAGCTACTAAAAAACAAATAGAAGAAATGCAAAGAGGACTGGCATCCCTAGAAGGCGTAAATTCTGAAGAAAAGAGAATGTTGCAGAGAGTCCTAGAAACATCTCAAGCTAGTATCGGCGAGAATGTAACATTTAAAAAATCCATCGGAGAACTAACAGCCAACACAGTAGAAACAAGCATCGACAGCATTGGTGGTATGATAGGTGGGGCCCTGTCAGGTAGTCCGATATTATCTTTTGGGGCTAGTTTTGTTGGAGATAGATTTCAACAATTTAAAGAAAATAGAAAAGCGGCAAAAGAAGCACAAAAAGAACGTGCAGACAAAATCGCCCAAGAGGCAGAACAGCAAGAAAGAGAATTTTCTCTTTTGAGATCTCAAATGGACAACGCTTCTGTAGCTGCAGCATCTGGGAAAACACAAGAAGAAATCGACTCACTCTCATTAGATCAATTAAATGAAGAAAAAAATGTAATAATTCAAAGAGCATTTGCAGCAAAACAAGAGGCAGATTTACAAGAAGAAGATAGAAAAAATATAGAAAGTTTACAGTCCAAATTTGGTTTAGATCAATCTACCGATAGTCCTTCTCCTTCATCCAACAACGAAAATAATAGTGATAGGGACAACAGTAGGAGCGTTGGTGAGACCGGTATAGACGTTGGCGCATCAACTCAACGACATGAGATCATAAACCTATTGGCAGATATAGATAGCAGACTTCATGGCAGTCCCGACTATCTAAAAACTCTAAATGAAAAAATAGATATTTTGATAAAAGATGATCCTAGTTCTTTAGATATAGAAAATCAAAGAGAATTAAAAAGACACCAAAAGAAAATGGAAAGATTGTCTCAAAATCAAATTAAAGCTACCAGCAATATAGAGACCGGAAATTCTAATAGTAGTGGTGGAATTGGTGGAATGTCAGATCTTCTCGATACTGCGTTACAGGCGTATTTGGGCAAGAAAGGCCTTGATACAGCGTTAGATGTGTTTGGAGGCGGAAATGATTCAGATTCCAAAAATCAGAAATCAAGTGAAAAGACAAAAGGAAAACCAAAAGGAAAACTCGCAAGAATTGGTCAATTCGGGAAAAATATAATTTCAAGTGGTTTAGGTATGATTGGTTTAGGCGACGGTGGTGTAGAAAAAACAAACGTCAGCACACCAAAAACAAACCCCAAGCCGGGTATGTTTTCCAGATTCAAAGATGCGGTTTCAGAAAAAATGCCATTTCGATCGGCGACTGTGCCAGCTGGAGCTACTGTTGGCAGAGGATCTGATGGAAGATTTACAAGTCTAATACCCGATAATGTACCAGAAGTGACAAAACCAGCTGGGGCGGGAAAAAGTATGATGGGCGGATTGAAAACAGCAGGAAGATTTGTTGGTAGGGCCGCTGTTCCGTTGACCGTAGCCTTGGGAGCGATGGAAGCAGGTTCTATATTAATGGACGATGAGATGAACGAAGATCAAAAAGTAAATGCAGGGGCAAAACTTGCAGGCGGTACAGGCGGCGCAATGGCTGGGGCGGCCGCAGGAGCAATGATTGGAGCTCCCTTAACACCCTTTACTTTCGGATTGTCAAGTGTAGCAGGAGGGTTGATCGGTGGAGCTTTAGGTTACATGGGGGGCGAAAAACTTGGTGGAATGGGAGCAGAGGCATCAGGATTTAGTGCTGAAGCAAAAACAGAACAAGAAGTTATCAATGAGAAAAAGTTAAAAAATGATAAAAGATTGGTTGAAATTCAAAATGAAATGATGGAGGCAGGAGATAGAATGGCCAGATCTAAATCTGGGGAAAATGTTTATTTTGGAAGAGAGCACAAAGGAATAGAAGAAGACGAACAAAAAATTAAAGAATTGCAAGAAGAATTTGACAAATTAAATATGACTGTTATAAAACCAAAAGTAGAATCCGCAAGCGAAATGTCAGAAGAAGGAAGTGTCGAGCCAAGGCCCGATAAAAATTTCTTTGGTGGTGATGTGGCGCAAAGAAAATGGGATAAGATGTATGGAGAAACCCATAATGATGATGGTACTCTAAAAAAAGTACCAGAAAATCTTGGAAAAGTAGAAATGTCGCCAGAAGAATTGAACAAATCTAGTGCTCTTGGAATGGGATTTAACGGTAAAACAAGTTCAATGGCCGAAAAAACAGAAGGTATTACTGAAAAATATCTCGGCAAAGAAATGACGCATCAAGAATTAGAAGATGGCATAAAATCTGGTTCCGTTAAAAGATCTATCGGCAGAAAACTTCAAAAGAAAATAGTGATGAAAGCGAAAAGAGATCATCCAGAAAGATTTGTGTTATCCCCAGAAGAAGAAACTGCCAGACAAGAAGTTATGCAATCTATGCCATCACAAAATGTTAGTGCTAGTGATACAGCAGTAAATAACAAAGTCGCTGCGGGAGAAACCTTAAAATCTTCAGCATTAAATCAAGGAAATAAAAATTCTAATAACAATGTTGTGGGAAACAATAACACTAGTAATACATCAGTGACTAACAATACACAAAATGTTAAAAGAGTTGACAATGGTGGCGTAAGAAATCCAGACCCAACAGCTGCAAGAGCAAGAATGGGTCTGGGAATGGGAATGTCATATTAACTGTTTTCTCTAATTTCAGTCAATTCCATCATAAGTTTTTTCGACTCGGCATAATATCCTTGTCGTGCCAATTCTGCAGCTGCGCGGGCATACCCCACTGCAAGAAAGAATCTTTCAAACCCCTTCCAGAATTTCGAAAAGATATTGGTTTTAAATGCGGGCGTTTCTCCGACTGTTTCCATATAAGTTTGTGTCATTATACCCAACCTCTTAAATTGGTATTGTGATTAGGATGACGAACTGGCGATGCGCCGAATTGTGTCTTGCGGGCCATGTCTAACAAAATGTTGTCATAATGTTCTTGTCCGATACGACTAATATCACAACGACTCAATCCGATATCTTTCAGATCGTGATTTGACAACCTACTAAGTTCGTTAATAGTTATACGGCGAGCACGGCGGGCTTCTTGACGGGTTGACCAATCCCGATAAAGGTCGATAAATACTTGCAACATGCGGTTTCCTTTCGAATATGTGTGTGTATCATACACTTTTATTTAGTGAGAAATGTCCAAAAAACACCCTGTTTTCCTGTCATTGTCGGTATGCGTTTTTTGCATAACTCGGTAGTAGAATTGAAAAAGGACGCCCCAAGGGCGTCCTTCGTTTCATTTTACGTTTCATATTTTGAAACGATCAACTTTCGTTGGCGAGTCTCTCAAAATAAGAGATTGAATCGTCATCATCATCGTCATTAGATACCGATTTCAATTCTGGTGTAGGACTCTCTTTGAAAGTCGGTTTAGTAAACATAGACTCTTGTGACGAAGAATTATCTTCATACATGTCACGAGTCTCTGCCGTACCCACCGGAGATGTTACACCCAACACTTTATCCAAACGATCCTTGAGTTGATCGTAAGTCTTAAATGCCGAAGGCGCGACAAACTCTTCGAGAGAATGACACTGTTTATAGATTGATTCCATTTTAGAATCATCTTCCATTAGTGCCGCTGGACTGTCAAATTCTGACTTATCATAATTACCATATCCGTCTACAGTACGATACTTCAACTTGAAGTTTGCGCCACCCCAGAAATCAAAAGGATTTACTGGTGTCTCGTCCTCAAACTGTGGACGCATCAAATCATTGAGTTTGTCAAAGATTTTCTTACCATAAGAATAAAGAAATACTTTACCCTCATTGTCTGGATTGCCCGGATCTTTAATAACATAAATGTTTGACATATGTTTCAATTTCCGTTTACGATCCCTAGCAAGATTTTGATTATCTTGCGAACCAGTACCCCAAAGTTCTGTGTTACTCTCACAGACAGGGCATGGTAGCCCGATTGTGGTAGGACAGTTATCAATCAACCATCCGCCGGGGCCTTTGAATCCGTGATTAAAGATTCGTACCCACGGCAATTCTTCGCCATCGCATGGAGGTAGAAAACGAATTACTGCATAACTGTTGCCAGTTTTATCAATAGTAGGTTTCCAAATGCGATCGTCTTGTGACGATGAATTTTGTTGAGGGGAGTTTGTTTTTTCTAATTCCTGAGCCAGACGACTGAAATCGGAACGATTCTTCTTTAGTGCTGCAAAAGACATATATTGTCCTCCTTATATGCGTTATATTCGTTTTGTATTTTGTATTCGGTTTATATTATTAGTATATCATTTTATCCACGGTCTGTCAATAGATATTGACCATAATTATCATAATAATCTTCAATCAAAAGAGTTTTCATAACTCCAACATAACGTGGCACATCCACCTCTAAAAATGGTGTGTAGTCTTTGACTTTCTTTTTATACACGGGCCAATAAGTCGTATCTGCGATCCGCACATTATTTATAAAGTCAAATATCATGTCAAAAACCACTACAGTTTCGACACAAATATCTCCCATTTTTTCAAGTCTTATTATAAGCGGGTAATTCCCATTTACAGATTTGAAAATCTGGTTAAATTCTAGTTCTTCTTCTAATCCTCTATCAAAAATTGTTTCGCAATCATTGATAAAATTATATTGCAAACTCTGCAACCTCTTTTTCCAATTTTTATATGTGTCGGTCGCTTCTTTATCAAGCAAATTACCTGTCCACATATTATTAGTGCCAGAGACAGCAATGTTTCCTTTTTCAGTAACATTCAAAAACAGTGAAAGGAAAAATTCTTCCAGTTCCTTTTTACCAAATTTTTTTGATAACTGAACGAAAGTATATCTATCTTTTCTTTTAGAGTATGACTCTCTTTTTGCCTTAAATGCGCCGTCATATTCTACATAATTATATTCATTATTAAAATGAGATTTCATGGCAAGAAAAATTTTAAATGCTTCAAAATCATCAATTTTTTTACTGGACATATGAATCATAGAGGTAGCTTTTCAGTGGACTTTCTTACCAAATTTAGCCCCTCAGCCTCGTATTGAATTTTTTCTTTTATGAATGAACTGAGCAGTGGTGTTATATTTTCAATTTCTAAAGTGTTTTCTTCACAATAATGGGTAATTGTTTCGATATAACTCATACCCATATCTGTTACGGTTTTTTCAATTTCATCACAAAATTCTTTTGAACTTTTTAGTTTTAGCATTTTCACTCCTTAAATAACGCTATAGCGTATATAATACAATTATACGCTATAGCGCAAGTTTTGTCAAGACTTTTTCAGTCTTTGGACCAGATTGTCCATGCACCCCATCCAATGGCGATCCATGCACCAAGTTTTACAAAAGGGGTCCCAATTAAAATTAGCACACCTAACACAATTAAAATAATGCCATCGTGAGATGTGCGTTCTTTTAATCTACTTTTTACCCAATCACTTACTGTAGAAATCATTTTCTATTCCAGATAGCCCACAGTACTGCGAGCGCAACCAAACCAACTAAACCTTGATCACTGAAATTACTCAGCAGTCCTAGAATGTTTGCAGTCACGTTTACTTCTGGCCAGAATGGAATATTCATTCCACCGAACAGGATTTCAAGGACAATTCCTAATCCAATTAGACTGACGCCGACCTCTGCGAGAGCGGCGGCCCATGATTTAACTTTAGTAATAAGTTCCATTATAACTCCTTTCTTTTTTTAAGTTGATAGTGTAATGTGTGTGTGTATGTTCTTAGTAACCTTCATTTGGAGTATTGACTGTACCATCAATATCCAAATTTTCAAATTTTCGACCATTGTTGTCTGAAATATAATTTGAAGTACCTTGTAATATGGGAACAGGTTGTCCGTTTCCTATTTTTCTATTAAATGATTCTTTCTCTAAATATATCTTTTTGGCTGTAGAATCCATATGAACGATTGTTGTTTCATGTCTGTCAGCGTCGATACTCAAATATTCGTTTTGTAAATCAAAATATTCCTTTTCATCTTCTACAAGTTTTGATATAATAGGTTGATAAGATTCAAGATATCCACCGTAAAGATCTTCATAATCTACGTCACTTGGAATATCGCCTTTGGTTGCTATAGAAAATATTCCGTCTGGGTCTTGTATCGTTATTGTTACAGCAATATCAATCGCATCTATTCTAGATGAGTTAAAATGTTTTGGAAAAATATGAAGTATCTTATCTTCAACATTATAAATTATTTTTTTGTGCATCTTCATTTGGTTGCCATTAGCACCAACCGAAATATCTAGTCTGACATTATTATGTCTGAAAATATCCCAAACAGCAAATGGACCCAATTTTCCAGAAACCGGATATTTACTGACTCTTGCTTCTTGTATTTGTGAGTAAAAATCACAAGATTTTTTAAAATTTGGCCAATAATTTAAAGCATTTATTTTCAAATTATATCTACTATTTGATGAAGAACTTCCACTTTCCGGTGTAATTTTTAAAGTGACTAAAATATCTCCCAATGTTTTATTTTGAAATGGGAATTTTCCAGAAAAATTTTCCATTAAAAAATCTGGATAATTTTTAGGAGATCCTGTATTCAAAATTTCTACTAAATAATTTCCAGATGGATCTAAATTATCCATATCAATTTCGATACCTTGGCCTGACGGCACTAAAAAGTTTTCAACATATCCAAACTCAACAGAAAGTTCTCTATCAGATGATTCTATCCAATCTGGAATATCGTTATGAACTTTTAAGTTATGAAAATATAATCGACCATTGTCTATACTCATAGCAAGATAATCAGATATTCCTATCTTAATATTTTCGGTTACAAATTTTTCAGTCCTCATCGTTTTTTCCTATAGTTGATTATGATGTTGTTTATATTCTTTCACCATATCAATAAGTCCGCCGATATGCGTATCTCTTTTCGAGGTAAACACTTCTGGTTCAGACTTACCCGCTACTGCGGCAATAATTACAAGACTATTTATAGGAAATTTATAACGCTCTTCAAACATAACTGCATATCCAGATGCCTGGCGAAAATATTTTTCCAACTTACCATATTTATCACCAATCATACTTTGACGCGAAGTTTTGAAATCAATAATAGATAATTTACCATCAAAATCAGCAACGCAGTCAACCGTGCCCGCAAGGCCCAAATGATCAGAATACAAAGGTTTCTCTTGTGCATAGATATTGTTCACACGTTCATCAAGAGTCGGTTTAATCTTCAAAAAAGATTCTATGTCATATGGCATAGTCTTTTTCGTTTTCCATTCTTTATTATTTAGGTGATCTTCTGCCATCTGATGGACACTGGTTCCACTCCTAGAAGCTTGAGTCGTGATTTTATTGGCAGTCTCCGCACCGACACGTTTTCTCCATTCCATAATTCCCTTTGCAGAGAACCAACCTAAGACTGTTGTTATAGAAGGATACTTACCGCCGTCAGGTGTAAGATAAAATCTCTTATTATTTTCAGTAATTCTATTTAGCGTGTGTGTTGGTAAATCAACATCCATGTGATTAAACATAATAGCTCCAATTTGTTAGAATCATTATATCACATGGATGTCATATTGTCAATAGTATTTTAAACGATACCCAATTCCAGTTTATTGATGATATAAGATTTCACCAATGAACTTCTTACAATATCAGCCTCTGTAAATTCTATAAAAGAAAACTGTTTCATATTCTTAATAATTTTCATAAAATTCTTGATACCGTTTTTTTCATCGTTAGCCCTAAAGTCTGATTGTCTAAAATCTCCGCAAAATAACAACAGGCAATTATCTCCTAATCTTGTAATGACAGAATCTAATTCGTGAAAATTCATATTCTGACATTCATCGACAATGATAATACTGTCATAAAAAGTTCTACCTCTTATGAATGATGTTGAATTAAAATTTATGAGATTGGTTTTTCGCAAACTTTCGTATGCTGTACCATTGCGAAACAATTCATTGACAATGGTTTTATAGGGGGATTCGAAAACCTCTATTTTTTGTTTCTCAGAGCCAGGCAAAAATCCAACATCTCTAGTCGGTACTACGCTCCTAATTATTTGTATTTCTCTGAAAGTAGAGTCCGGATGCATTATTTCTTCTAATGCAAGATATAGTGATATAAATGTTTTTCCTGTACCAGCAACTCCATGAAGAAATAAGTGGTCTCCATCTGCAAACGCATCGAATACTTCCGATTGCGTTGGTGTCATTGGTAGTATTTCTTTTAAGTTTCTATTTCTGCTGTCAATTCCTATTAATCTTGTATTAGTATTATTTTTAGATTTTCTTACAGACTTTTTTCCCACTTAGAGACTCCTAATTAGTTGGGGGAAAAGCCATGATAAGTTTACTTTTCGAAATT